CGAAATGGCCGCCATGGATTTCATGCGGGCCGGGGCACTTATACAACATCGTTGCGTTCTTCATGTGATTCTCCTGGTCAGGTTGGGAAACCGGAGGCCGAAGCCTCCGGGTTGCTCAGTTCAGATTAGGTCTGGCTGAACAGGATGATGCCGGACATCTCGGGCTGCTTGTTCACGACACCGAAGAGAGTATCCAAGCGGTACTTGGTCTTCATCGTGTTGATGTCGTAGAACTTCTGGAACACCACCTCGATGCCTTGGTCGGTGCTGGCGCGCATCACTGCGGTGCCGGCATCTGTCGGAACAGCGTAGCGGCCCGGCAGAATCTCGAGTGCGTCCTTCTGCCAGAACGGGTTCACGTTGGCGGCCACGGTGTTCAGCCAGGTGATGGCTGCGCCGTTGGCCGGGGTGGCCGTGACGTTCTGGTACTCGAGTTCCGCGTCGGTGCCGCCAGTGCCGGAGATGATCGGCGGGCTGATCTGGATGGTACCAGAGCCGCCGCCACCGGACACGATGGCCGTGACGCGGAAGGTCTTGAGCTGACCGGTGTCCTGCTTGGTGATGTGGTGCACGGCGTTTACGCCAGCGATCGTGAATGCGTCACCGACCTTGATGGCGCCGGAGGTCACGGCCACGATCAGGTTCTGGTAGCGGTTGTCCACGTTGCCCACTTCACCCGTGCCGGCGGTCGAGGTCGCCTTCGGGGTGTAGTACTGGTTGGCACCGTTGACGGTCACGGTCACGCCGGCAGCTGCGGTCAGGCGGTTGGCGTAGTCCAGCTTGAAGGTCTCGAAGCCGGCGACGTTGCCCACGTAGGACTTCTCGTAGGCGGTGACCGGCTTGCCCTGCATCGTGCCACGACCGGCCAGGTTGCTGGCCATGTTGTTGTAGTCACGGCTGGACAGTGCGGCGTAGCGGTCGAATGCCTGGACGCCTTGCTCGTTCATGATGGCGTCGGCGAGCGCAATATCATCAAAGCCGGTAGCGGCAGTCGTGCGCTTGACGACCAGGGTGCCTTGGTTGGCAGCCACGTTCATCAGCGCGACGTTGATGTCGCTGGCCAGCTTCTGCTTGGCGGCATCGCCCAGACGCTGTTCCTGCAGGGCGTCGCGCAGTTCCTTGGCGGTCATAGTCCAGGGCACGGCCTTGCTGAAGCCCAGGGTGGCCGGGACGGACAGCTGGATGTAGTCCTTGAAGTTGGGCGTCATGTCAGTGCCGGTGAAGGACTGAGCGATGTAAGGCTGCGGACGCCAGATGGTGTCGCCGGAGCGCTCCATCTCGGTGCTGTTGGTGTTGTACACCGAGACGTTGCGGCTCAGAACCAGAGCGTCCTGGAAGCCCTCGACGATGTTCTCGAACGCGACGCGTTCTTCTTTGTTAAATGCGTTTGCCATGTTTGGCTCCTAGATGATGAAGTGAGGTTGAATCAAGCGCTGCGTTTCTGACGCTTGTAGGCCATGACCTTGGAATAGTCGCCGGTCCGTTCAGCGTCGGCGCGCAGGCGCTCGAGTTGAGAGTCCACCGCACCCGAGGTCGGGCCGGTTCCACGCACCGTTTTCTCAGGCGGCGGTGCTGCCTTGCGGTTGGTTACCTTCAATTGAGTCTCCAATTTTGCGACCGCGAAGGCGTACTTCACGGGGTCGGTAATGGAAGCCAGCTCTTTCGCTTTCTTCGGGTTCTTGCCCAGCGCATAGACCAGCAGGGCCGGGTTCTCAGCGGCTTGCAGAATGATGCCTTGCTGTGTGGAGCTCAGGGTCTCCTGCACAGCAGCTTCAGCATCATCGAAGTCCTTCACCTTCAGCTCGGTCTTGGCCTTGCTGTAGGAGCTGAGCTTCGCTTGCCAAGCGTCATTCGCAGCCTTGGCCTCGGCTTCTGCCTTGGCGGCCTGCTCATCGGCCTGACGTTTCTGCTCGTACCACTTCGCCAGCTCTGCCTCGTACTTCTCAGCGTCGTAGTCGCAGGCTTCGAGAGTCGGCTTTTGGCCCAGTTGCACCGGCTTGGTCTCGGTACCCTTGCCCTTCAGCTGCTCTTCCAGCTCACGGTTCTTCCGCTGTAGCTCACGATGGCTCTTGCGCAGTTCACGAACCCATTCGGGCGCGCGAGCAGCTTCTTCCTCTTCGGTGGGCGGCGTTTCCTCACCAATGGTCACGACGACTTCGTCTTCACCGGCGCCAGTCTGACCTTCCGTACCTTGGCCCTCAGTGCCCTGACCTTCGAGGTTCTGCTCGTTGGTCTGACCCTCAGTGCCTTGGCCGTCGTCCAAGTTGACATTCAGCTCGTCTTCGTTCGTCGTTTGACCTTCTGCCTTTTTGCTCATGTTTCTGACCCCATTCAAACTCACCCGATAAGGAGGCCGGGTGGATACCTCATTGTTGACCTTGTGGTGCAGGCGACGGCATCTCACCGCCTGGTAGTGCCTGTTGCCCCATGGTCTGAACTACTTCGAGCAGGTGTTGCCGCTCATTCAAATCGATGTTCGACAGCGTCTCAGCCGTCTTGGCCTTGGTCTCCTCGGCCTTGGCGACTGTGAGGACCGTGTCAGCGCGCGCCTTGACCGCTTCGGCCTGGGCCTGCTCAGCGCTAGCCTGCAGGAACACGGCGTTCGGATCAGGCTGCTGGCCCTGGGCTTCTTGCACCAGCTCCTGGATCTCCTCGTCGGTCGGCTTCACAACGCCCATCTTAATCAGTTTCTTGCGGAAGAAGTCACGAACTTCACTAATTCCTTCGCCTTCCATGTTCATCATGGCCATGGCACCAAGCACCTGCAGCGTCTCGGGGTCCTGGGCGATGGCCATCATGCCGGTCAGGGAGCGGACGGTGGACTGGCGCTTGCTGGCGCTAGACGGACCCACGTCGACGGCCACGTCGAAGTCGGCCTCAGCCAGGTCGTTCTCATGCTCCACCTCACCGGCCTCGTTGGCCATGGGCTTCATCAGCTCGATGCTTTCCACCTCGCCCTGGACGCCGATGCCTTTCATCTTGCGACCTTCGTCGACCAGGATGTCCTTGGCCATGCTCAGCCAGATTTCACCTGAGCGCTTGACGGCCTTGGCCATGTTGCTCATGTAGATGAAGGTCTGCATGTCCAGCTTATTCTGGATCAGCTCGACTACCTTGCCCGAGATGTTGGGTTGCAGCTGCTCACCGGCTTGCTGGTTGCCCAGGACGTCCTGCATGTCCTGCTCAGTAATCTGCAGCAATGCAGCCATGGCCGGAGGAATCTCAGGTGCCTTGGTGTAGGCGACCGGGCCCACAGCTTGCGGGTTGCCGTTGCCGTCAGTCAGCGGGTTGACCAGCAAGTACGGGTAGTTCTTGACGTTGTCCTCGGCCCACATGACTTGGTGGGAGGCGATCTGCTCCGGCGTGAAGATGGGCTTCTCGACCGACCCGAGGGCACTGATCTCGCCCAGCTTACTGAGCTGCATATTCTTCAGACGCTGCGCATCCTTGGCCAGACGCACGTGGCCCATGCAGCGCTCGACGTTGTCGACGAACCAGCGCTTGCCGTACACCGGCACGATGGGGATGTGCTTGCCGGCGATGAAGCCACAATCCTCGAGGATGCCCGAGCCCGACATGATGTACTTGTGCACGCGACGGCGCTTGACCTTCTTCTGGCGGACCTCACGGAAGCCGGTGGCCTGCAGGGTTTCCCCTAGGTTCTCGTCGTCTTCCAGCTCGGAGTCACGGACACGACGCTCCTCGCCATCCAGGCCGCGGTAGATGTGGACTGTCTCCTTGGTGTCCTCGACGACGTAGTACTCAGCCACGTAGACGACGTCTGGGGTCAGCCAGTCAAATTGACGCTGGAACACGACCTTGGGCCAGCTGGCCGGATCATCGCCCCACTCATCGATGTAGGCCTGACGGGTCATGGCGGTCAGCACCCAGCACTTGCGGGCGTCTGACTTGTCTTGGCGCTTGGCGTTCAGGTCGAAGAACACAGACGAGTCAGCGTCGAAGATCGGCTCGAAGCGGATCCGCTGGTACTCGTTCTCGTCGTCCTCTTCATCCTCGTACTCGGCACGCAGACGCCAGGCACCGAAGCCACCACCAACCGCCTCCTCGAAGGCGTTGTCGTAGGCTTCCTCAGCACAGCTGTCCTGCTCATCGGCGCGGAACAGGGACGAGCAGGTATCAGCCAGCTTGTCGTTCTCCTGACCTTCTTTGCTGACGAAATTGACCGTGATGCGGTTGTTGCGGTACTCATTGAAGATGCGGATGACGGCCAGGTGGCACTTGTTCACCTCGAAGCGCGGCTTGTTCTCGAACTGAGTGCCAAGCGGACCTTCCCATTGGGCACCGGCGATCGAGTAGAAGCGGCGGTCCTGCAGGCATTGCAGACGCTCATCACGCAAGGCGGTTTGGACGTCATCGAACTCAGTGACGGCCTCGTGGTGCACAGCGGCCAAGCGCTCTTCTTTGGTCTGACGGGCCATGGGTTATCCTTTGCGGTTGAAGTGGTTGATGGAGGCCACCGGCTTGGCATCCACGTTGGGACGCTCGGCGCGGATCGGCCACTCATAGTCGATGCAGTAGCCGACCGCGGTCGTGATGTGCTGGAACTCGGTCTCGTCTTCCAAGAACGTGCTGCCCTTCTTCATGGTCACGGTGGCGAGACCTTTGTGCAGGTACTTGCAGCGCTCAGGGTGCACGAACAACGTCGTCTCGCCCTTAGCGTTGAGGATCTTGGCGCGCACGGCATTCTGCCGGTCCCGGATAGCCGGGGCAGCGGCCTTGACCTTGCGCTCGACCCGCCAGTTGTTGGCGCGCAGCACCTGCTCCATCTCGGTGTAGTCCGAGGCGTGGCCATGCTTCTCACCTGCCCGACCTGCCGGGTCGCCATACACGATGACCTTGCGGTTCTGGTGGTTCTTATACTTTTCCACGAACTCGAGGGCGGACTGGCGGCTGACAGCCGAGGTCAGGATGATTTCATCGAGGCAGTACAGCGCTTGGCCGCGACGGACTCCGATGCCTGAGCTCAGCGGCGTGAAGTTGAAGTCATGGAACCACATCAGCTGCTCGTGCGGCTGAATGGCTTCCTTTGTGTAGTTGTGCGGACCGTAGTCCTCGTAGATCCGACCGGTGGCGGTCTCGAAGCTGGCCTCGTACTCCTGCTGGAACTGACGGCGCGACATGCGACGCTTGGCGGCCTCAATAACGTCCTCAGGCAGGATCTCACTTGACTTCCAGGTGTACAGCTTCCAGTCCGGGTCACCCGAGGTGCGAGCGTACTCAGCCATGTCGAAGTAGTGGTTCAAGCCGTCGGGTACGCCGATGAGCCAGCACCACGCACGATAGTCAGGTCGCTCAGGGTTGAATGTGTCGAGGGCGGGGGAGATGTTCTCTTCCCACGCACCAGCCTTGACGTCGGCGATTTCGTCGATGACGCCGCCCGCCCAGAGCACGCCTTCCATGCGCTGAGGCTGGTCCAGCCCGATGAGACTGATGGTCGAGCCGTTCGGGAACGGGATGATCAGCTCGGACTCCTTGGGCTTGTCCTCATAGATGCTGCAGAACGCCAAGCGCTTGAGGTCGTTCCAGTAGATCCGCTTGACCTGGTCCCGAGTGGGAGCGGCAACGAAGTACGGACCAGGCTCACGCATGGCCTCACGCACCACAAAGCGCTTGGCACGCTCCGTCTTGCCTGACCGGCGGCCGGCGGGAACCACCTTGAACCGCACCTTGTCGTTGACGAGGTTGGTCTGCACGCTGTGGTCCTTGAGCGGATACCAGCGAGCCAGGTCCTGAGCGTAAGGATCGAGGTGGCTCATACCGGCAGCTTCTCCGCGATTTCCTTCATGGTCTCAGCGACCAAGCCGGAGTCACCAGCCTTGACGTTGACCTGCTGCACCGCGAGCTTGGGTGCGTAGAACGGAGCTGCTGCCTTCGCAGCATCGATGCGGGTGGGGAAGTCGGCATACACCTCTTCAGTGACGAGCTCGCGGGACTTCTCCTTGCCGTTCTTGTCGTACTGAACGACCCAGCGCTTCTGCTCGATGGGTTCGCCGCGACTGACCTTGAGCAACCACTCATGGGGCAGCAGACCGGTCTCCATGGCGGCTTCGCGAGCTTTCTGTGTGATCTTGGACACGGCGCCTTTCGGCCGTCCAGATCCAGGTTGAGCTCCACCACGCGCCATTTACTCACTCCACAAAGGTTGGAAGATTAAGAATCGATGATGGGGGTGGATCGTAAAGCGCCTAACATGGTCTTGTACACACGTAAATACTCCACACGTATGGGAGGCCATCCGCTACACCACGGCGGTGACGCAGCCTCTGTAGCGGCAGTTTGTGGTTCGTAAGTTATTGATTTAGTTAAGTTCTACAGAAGCTACTGCTACAGATATACTACTTTCCTTCCTTCCTTTAAAAGAAAGAAATATATATATTCTATATAAGGAAAGGGATCTAAAGTAGCGGAGGGCGTAGCGAAGCAGCTCGTGTAGCGAAGTATAAAGAATATTCCACATATTTACATTCATAATTGATTCGCTCTATAATCATGCCACGTCAATAACTTAGGAGCGTAGAGCATGGACCAGAGACCAACCCCTGATGAAGCCTTGAACCAACTTGTGGAGGCACTTGGACCCAAGAAACGCGAAACCTTGGCGGCTTCGATCGAAGTCTTGAAGACCTTAGTGGAGCCAAGAACCTCAGGGCCAGGCGCCTTCTGGTCCGATCCGGAGCGCGGAGCCAAGGCCCGAGCCGCTATGAAAGCCTCTTGGGCAGCCCGTGAAAAGACGAAGATGCAGTTAACTTGGCGGTCCAGTAAAGCCAAGCAGGTGCTCGACGACTATGACGAGATTGGCCGCTTGGTCGGTCGTGCGCCCCACACCGTCCGCTGCATGTTGTCTCGAGGTAAGGGCGTAGCGCATTTTGCCTACAACGAGGACATCATCACAGTCCAGCGTCTCTAACCATCTATTTACAATGGCAGTTCAAGCGAACTACAATCTGCCTCGTCCGCTCGGCTCGACCGTGTCTCTCGCCAGCTCCACAGAGCTCGGGTCCACGTCATCCGCCCTCAGCAAGTGGTTGGCCGAGCGGACACCTTTCTTGGCTGGCTGAGCAGCTGAGGTGGTGGGCGACTTAGCTGAGGGCCGCTCGGTGATGATGACAAAGGACCTGATTGAATGGCAACACGAACCAAGAAAAAGGCGGCGCCTGAAGCCGACCACAAAGCCCTGGGGCTGGGCGAAAAGAAGCTGAAGTCAAGCGGTCTCGACCTCGATGACGCCAAGCTGCTTCGCATCTCCTGTCTGAGTGGCATTCAAACCTCCCAATTACATTCGAGCTTCAAGAGCCTTTGCAGCCTCAAGCTCGAGTACCTCGATCCCAATGGCAACCCGCTGCCCGACTGGCCGGGTGCCAAGCCCTTCTACCGCCTGCGGTACCTCGAAGTCGCCACGGACTTTTCAGCGATGACTGAGAAGAAGCCGGTTCGGTACGTGCAGGAACCCAACACGGCACCGGTTGCCTACTACCCCAGCAACCAAGACTGGTCAGGCCTGCTGGACGATCCTTCCCAGCCGCTGATCCTGACTGAAGGCGAGCTCAAGGCCGCCAAGGCCTGCAAGGAAGGTTTCCCCACCATCGGACTGGGCGGCGTGTACAACTGGCGCTCCCACAAGCTGGGCCTGACCTGGCTGCCAAGCCTCGAGCCGGTCGAGTGGGTCAAGCGCAACGTCTATATCTGCTTCGACTCCGACTACAAGACGAACCCCATGGTCTGCGCGGCCCTTCGCGAGTTGGCCGAGGAGCTGCATCGACGCGGCGCCTTCGTACACCTGGTCTCGCTGCCGCAGCTGCATGGCTTCGAGAAGGTGGGGCTGGACGACTTCCTCGTCAATGCCGGCCCATCAGCGAACGAGATGTTCCGCCAGCTGCTCACGGAGGCTGAGCCCCTGGGGCTGACGGCCCCGCTCTGGTCGCTGAATGACAAGTACGTCTACGTCCAGGACCCCGGCCTCATCGTCGACCAGGACACCCGGTTCAAAGCAAGTCCGTCCGCCTTCAAGGAGCACCTGCAGGCACCGATGAACTACCAGGAGCGTGGTCTCAAGGCCGACGGATCCATCAGCTTCAAGACGGTCTCAGCCGCGGCTGCCTGGCTCAAGTGGCCGCTGCGCCAAGAGGTCGCGAAGCTGACCTACCAGCCAGGCAAGGACCGGTTCATCCAAGCGCCTCAGCCGCTGTTCAACATCTGGCCGGGCTGGGGTGTCGAGCCGATCGAGGATGACGTCTCCTTGTTCCTGCAGCTTGTCGACCACCTGTTCACGAACGCCGAGCCAGAAGCCAAGGACTGGTTCCTCAAGTGGTGCGCGTATCCTCTACAGTACCCCGGGGTCAAGCTGTTCAGCTCCGTGGTGCTTCACGGCATCCGGCACGGAACCGGCAAGTCGCTGGTCGGCTACACGCTGGCCCGGATCTACGGGAAGAACTTCACCGAGATCAGCCAGATGGACCTGCACGGCGCCTTCAATGAATGGGCGGAAGGCAAGCAGTTCGTCATGGGCGACGACGTGACTGGGTCCAACAAGCGGGCCGATGCCGACTTCCTCAAGAAACTCATCACGCAGCGGGAGCTCCGGGTCAATGGCAAGTACGTGCCCACGTACACGGTACCCGACTGCATCAACTACTTCTTTACCGCCAACTACCCGGACTCGTTCTTCCTGGAAGACGACGACCGCCGGTTCTTCATCCACGAGGTGCAGGTTGGCCCCATGGACGAGGCGTTCTACATGGAGTACGACCTGTGGCTGGATACCGGTGGGAGCGCGGCTGCGTTCAAGTACCTGCTGGACATGGACCTCGGCGACTTCAACCCGGCAGCTCCCGCCTTCAAGACAGCAGCTAAGGAGCGGATGATCGCGAACGTGCAGTCGGACCTGGCCGGTTGGGTGCGGGGTCTCATGGCCACGCCAGACCACGTGCTGCGGGTCGGCGAGGTGGTCTTGGACAAGGACCTGTTCACCAGCAAGGAGCTGCTGCAGTTCTACGACCCAAGCGGCAAGACTGGCACGACCGCCAACGGTCTGGGCCGTGAGCTGGCAAGGGCGGGTGTCCGTCAGGTCTGTGGCGGCAAGCCGGTGCGCCTGGCTGACGGGTCACAGGGCCGGTACTACGCGGTGCGGCACGCGGATCAGTGGCTGACGTCACAACCGCAGCTGGTGGCTGACCACCTGAACAAGTGGGACAAGAAGCAGAGCGGCGCGAAGGCTGCAAAATATTGAAAATAGGTGTTTACAACTCAGCAGGTCCGCACTATAATGGAATCACGGTCGAACTTGACCGGACTTGTTGAGGAGTAAACCATGAGCGAGAAACTTTATTGGCGGAGCCCCGTTCCCGGTCTCTGTGAGACCTGTGACGGTCCCGTTCACAAGGTGTTCTACGACGCCAAGACAATTCAAGGGCCGTGGGCTTGCATGTGCAAGACCTGCTTTACGCTTGGGCCTGGCGTCGGCAAGCTTGGAACCGGCCTTGGTCAAGAGTACACTGAGCACAAAGATGGTAAGTGGTATAAGACCGGCGGCTGAATAGTTGAAAACCACATATTTACTGCGAGTCACGCGCGAGATAAGATCTAACCTGCTGAGGGACATTTCGACCCAAAGCCTTTTCAACCTAACTGTGGAGATTCACATGAACGCGAAAGAAATCANNAAGTGGCCAAGGCTGTGAAGGCCGAGACCAAGCGCGTCCTGGAAGTGGTCAAGAGCACCGAGCTGCCGGAAGACAAGGCCGCTGCGAAGGCCGTCAAGGAAGCCATCAAGTCCATCCAGGCCGGCATCAAGGAAGCTGCCTAAGCCAGTTGGCAACAGACAAGCCGTTGCGGGAAACCAAGGCGGCTTTCTTTTCACCTCAATGTAAGTGGAGAATTACATGAACAACCGTGACAGCAACGTCCAATCTACCGATGAACTCGACATCGAGAAGCGCCTCCAGGAAAAAGGCCTCAATGCTCCGCGCCTGACTCCTCAGCTGATCGATGATCAAATCGTGGGCGAGCAGTACCACGTCTTTCCCGGCACCACCATGACCGTCTGCCTCTTGACCCTCAAGAACGGCTTCAACGTCACCGGTGAATCGGCCGCCGCCTCACCCGAGAACTTCGACGAGCAAATCGGCCGTGACATCGCCCGCCGCAACGCCCGCGACAAGATCTGGTCGCTCGAGGGCTACGCGCTTCGCAACAAGCTGGCAGGAGTCTAATCATGCGCTGCTATCTGGTAACCGGCCCGGGCGCCAAGCGCTACGCGGCCACGAACGCGGATGCTCGCACCAAGCGTGACGAGCTGGTCGAGCAGCTGGGCTGCAAGAAGAAGGACGTCGAGATTGAGCAGACCGACATCCCGGTCGCCAAGGCCGACCTGCTCGAGTTCATCAACGGGCTCTGCAAGGAGCTGGACGAGAAGGAAGCAGAATGAAACCGATTCTTTGTCTCGACTTCGACGGCGTGGTTCATTCATACACGTCCAAATGGCAGGGCGCCGATGTTATTCCCGACCCGCCAGTGCCTGGTGCCATTGCATTTATGCTTGATGCGCTTCACCACTTTGATGTGGTGATCTTTTCAAGCCGGTCCAACCAACCGGGCGGGCTCAAAGCAATGCAAACTTGGCTGCACGAGCACGCCGGTCAGACATGGCATGAATCTCCTGCAGGTCCTGGTTTGGAAGACGTGCGTTTTGTAACGGAGAAACCTCCGGCGATGGTGACACTCGATGACCGAGCGCTCACCTTCACTGGCATCTTTCCCGCCATGTCTCAACTCAAATCTTTCAAGCCGTGGAACAAACTATGAGCCAAGTCCGTCTGATCGCTTTCACGCAGCCCATCGAGTTGGAAGGCGTTCAGACGGGCGAGGAGCTAGTGGCCTACTGCGCTCGGGTCTCGAACCCGGGCAATCAGGCCAACCACGAGACGGCTCCTCGTCTGCTGAACTACTTGACCCGCAACCACCACTGGTCGCCGTTCGAGATGGCCCATGCCGTCATCGAAATCACGACGACCCGCGACATCGCTCGCCAGATTCTCCGGCACCGCAGCTTCTCCTTCCAGGAGTTCAGCCAGCGCTACGCCGAGGTCGACGCCGAGCCGATCATGCGGGAGACTCGCCTGCAGGACACCAAGAACCGGCAGAACAGCCTCGAGACGTTCGACGTCGAGCTGGGCGCCAAGTGGCAGCAGCTGCAGGCCAACGTGGCCAAGCTCACGCAACAGTCCTACCAGTGGGCCATCGATGCTGGCATCGCCAAGGAGGTCGCTCGGTCCGTGCTGCCTGAGGGCATGACGCCGAGCCGCCTGTACATGGCTGGCTCCGTCCGCAGCTGGATCCACTACATCCAACTTCGTGCCGGCAACGGTACCCAGAAGGAGCATCGTGAGATTGCGGTCATGTGCCGTCTCACCCTGCTCCATGTCATGCCGTCCCTCGAGGAGATTCTGAATGCAACGCAAGACCACTAAGCCGGCCGATCCGAAGAAGGACATGGTCAACCACCCGCCGCACTATGCCGAGACCGACAACGGGATCGAGTGCATCGACGCCATCCGCGCCGCCCTGGGCCGTGAGCAGTTCATCGGCTTCCTGCGTGGCCAGGTCATCAAGTACCAGTGGCGCCTGGGCAAGAAGGACAGCTCGGCGCAAGACAACCAGAAGGCAATCTGGTACGCCAACAAGCTGGACGAAGTCCTGCAGGAAGGCGAATAATGCGCCACAAGAACTACTACAGCTCAAGCTGGGGTGAGTTCGCTATGGCCTGGGCAGTCGCCATCATCGGTGGCTTCCTGGTCCTGGTCGCTTCCGGCTTCGCCCTCAAGCTCATGTGGCGTGTGTTCATGCTCGGCTGGAGGCTGGTATGACTCCTATCACTTTCAAACGCTACAACCCAGGCGCGTCTGACAAGACGATTGTGGCTGAGCGCATCACTCACTGGGAGCAGATAGACTACAACGGGAATTACGGTACGAAGATCTATCTGGACACAGGTGCAGAAGTTCATGTTGGTGAATGGCCTCAGGACGTGGAAAAGAAAGTACTTGAAGCCACGACCAAGGAGAAGTCATGAGCAAGGCGTTCGAGAAGTTGGGCCTGCCTGAGACAGCCACGCCTGATGAGGTCAAGGCCAAGTGTCGAGAGCTCTGCATGATTCACCACCCAGACCGTGGCGGCAACCCGGTGGAGTTCGATGAGATTCGTCGAGCATACAAGACAGCTTATGCTGAGGCCAGCGCACCCAAGCCGTGCGGTGCCTGCAGCGGGACCGGTAAGGTCAAGCAGATGCACGGCTGGTCGTCGGTCGAGATGCCTTGTTCAGCTTGCGGTGGGAGCGGGTTCAATGGCTAAGAAGCAGAAGACCGTGCAGGTCGGCAGCCGGGAGTACTTCGATGCGCTCCTGGCCTACTACTCGAACCGGTCAACTGCGATCGTGCGTGGCCGCGGCAACCTGCCTCGCGAGGACCTCGAGTACCTGGCGCAAGCCGCGGCGAAGCTCAAGGACGAGCGCCTGAAGCAGTGCATCGCTGAGCTGATCGGCTGGGGTGATGAGGAGCGGTCGGAGCTCGAGACGCTGCTGGCCATCGGCTTTGAGGCCATGAAGCTGTGCAGCCCGAGCCGGCTCCGCGAAGCCGCCATGCGGGTCAGCCTCAAGTACTACATGAAGAAGGAGTTTTCACATGCCCAAGAATCAATCGAACGACAAGAACCACGTGATGATCGCGTGGCTGAACCCCAAGCAGCTGACGCTAGCCATCTCCAGGATCCTGCGAACTCCGCCTCCGCCAACGTCGGTGGTGTTTCTGGACCGGACGACCAAGACGTTCAGCATCCTTGAGGTGTCCAATGAGCTGCAACCAAAACTGTCGGCAGGGTCGTGACTGCAACTGCGGCGGAGTCCATGTGGTTCCGCTCAACGACTTGCGCGAGCACGACCTGAACGGCAGCTGCTGGTGCAAACCAACACATGACGAAGGCGTCTGGGTTCACCACGCGATGGACGGCCGGGAAGCCTTCGAGACAGGAGAAAGAAGACCATCATGAAACCCATGCTCGCTGCTCCCGCTGGGGAGCTCATTCATTTGCCGGCCCTGCTCAGCCCGAAGCTGGACGGCATCCGCTGCCTCGTCATCGATGGAGTGGCCGTCGGTCGCAGCCTGAAGCCGCTGCCCAACAAGCACGTGCAGAAGATCTTCGGCCGGCCTGAGCTGAATGGCCTCGATGGCGAGCTGATCGTCGGCCAGCCCACCGCCAGGGAGGTCTTCCAGACCACAAGCTCCGGCGTCATGAGCATCGAGGGCGAGCCTGAGGTTTCGTTCTGGGTGTTCGACGACTTCTCGGAGTCGGGTGGCTTCCAGCGCCGGCTGCACACGGCCCATCGTCGCATCAAGAAGCAGAAGTTCTGCGAGGACGTACCCCACCACGAGGTCCTCAAGGCCGACGACCTGAACGAGTGGGAGCAGGACTACCTCGAGCTCGGCTACGAGGGTGTGATGCTGCGCCACCCTGATGGCCCATACAAGCATGGCCGGTCCACCGCCAAGGAAGGCTGGCTGCTCAAGGTCAAGCGCTTCGAGGATAGCGAGGCTCGGATCATTGGCTACAGCGAGCTCATGCACAACGCCAACGAGGCCAAGCGCAACCAGCTGGGTCACCTTGAGCGCAGCAGCCACAAGGCCAACAAGGTGGGCAAGCAGATGCTCGGTGCCCTCACGGTCCAGGACCTGAAGACCAAGGTCGAGTTCGACATCGGGACCGGCTTCACTGAGGATCAGCGTCGACTGCTGTGGGCGACGGGCGACGGTCTGCTCGGCAAGGTGGTGAAGTACAAGAGCCAGCCGACCGGTGTTAAGGAGAAGCCGCGCTTCCCCGTGTTCCTCGGCTTCCGAGACAAGGTGGACATGTGACTGACACCGAACGCCTCGACGCCATCGGCGAGTACGGGCTGTTCATCTCGACCCAGGACGTTCTCAAGGCAGGTACTTGGGAGCGGACCTGGGTCTGCTGCTATGGCGACCGGATGGTTGTCGCCGCCTCGATGCGCGACGCCATTGACCTGGCCGTGATGGACATCAAGACCGGTGGGTCTCTACCCCATTAAAGTTGAAAATACCTGTTTACATCGTACCAAGGGTAGGTTATTATCTACCCACGGTCAACGTTGATCGCAACCAACAAGCTGAGGGTGCACGAATGAAGATTGAAATCAAATGCCGCTTCAGTGGCTCCGTTCTCTTCTCGCATGAGGCTGAGAACAATACCATGCGGATAACTCTGGAGGCCGCGGTCTCTGCCCGTGCCAACCTGGACGGTGCC